ATGTAAACTATGGATGTTAAAAGACTATAAACAAAAACAAGAGAGGGAAAATGAAAACAAAAGAAAAATGTGTTTGGTATCTTGGAGATAGAGGTATTGATAGACAAATAAAAAGATGTGATGAATACAAAAATATGTGGTTTATTGTATTTAAAGACTATCCAGAAGATGTAGAAGTGTCTTTTAAATCAGATATTTATGAATGTTATGATGAAATTTCTACAAATAAAATGAAATGGAATAAATTAAATTACGAAAAAATTAGAAAACAATTTAATAGTTAATCTTTATTATCAGGGGGTATATCTGTTATATCCCCTGATACATCAATCAAATCAGGTTCACTTTCCCATTTTATATTCAAAGTAGTATCTTGCTTAACCTCTTGCTTGGTTTGTTCAACAAAAAGAGATGACAAGCGAGGTGCTACAAACTTCAACCAGTTTTGTTTCTCTCTTAAAAATAATAACTCTTCATTGGTAAGCTCTTTCACATCAGAATTAAAGACAACACACATCTTCTCAACTAAAGTTTTGATCCCTCTCTCTTGAGCTTTATTAAATTTATCTTTAAACTTTGGGTTTAGATCCAAGTAGTCGTATAAAGTTTTCAATTTGATCTGTAGTTCTTTTGCTACCTCGTAAGCGGTTGTTCCATCTACTAAATGACCTAGCATAGTATTTTGTTCGGTATCGTTGAGAGTTAGTAGCTCGTTCTTTTTCCTGGAGGATATACTCTTTGATTTCATCATCTGTTTTATGTTTAAAGTTCTTTAAGTTTTTTAATATATTAATCTTGTTTTGTATATTGATATTATCATTCTTGTATAACCCTTTATACTTCCTGGTCTTATTATCCCACGACTTACCACCCTTATGATAGGGACATAACATTCTTCTTGAAGTAGGGATAAATTTACCAAGACATTTACACCTCTTACCTGAATGTTTGGCTATAGCTTCACATCTAATCTTTATTTTTGCCAATAGGATTCCCCTTGTAATCTAAATTATTTCTTATGTTATATTCTTTCTTTCTTTTATAGGCGAAGTTCTTTTCCTTTGTTATCTTACTCAATTCCCTTTGTATTATTTGAGGATCTACTAAATTTTTTTGACGAGCTAGTTCCTCCTTTCTTTGAATGGCTAGTTTACAATAATAGACATTCTTTGTATCTCCTTTAAGGTCAGGCAGGGGTAGAGTGGCGAGTTCATTTATTGTATTTTCTTTATCACCTTTATACTTACCTATTATCTCATCTATTATATTGTTATATTGTTCTTTTAATGTAGCCGTAAAACGACTATCTTGGGGTCGTAAAACGTCTATCTTAACTTTCTCATATAGTTTTTCAGCTTTAAGAAATACTTCATTTACAATATAAGTCTTACCAGATTTACCTCTAAAAGATTTAACAACATTTAATTTATTAAGGGTGGATAGGCAGTTCTTAATTGTGGTCCTACATAGACCTGTATCTTTGTGTATAGTTTCGTGCCTTAATCTTGCCTCATATCCATTCTTCTTCCAGGCATACTTCATCACAGATAAGAAAACATTAAGACAATGAGACTTATGTTCCCCCTCTAATTTAGATAGGTGGTGGTACAACTTATAAGTTATAAATAAAAAACCTCTACTTGTGTCCATGCGTAATACTTTTTTTACATACTTTCCTATGATTAGATTGGAGGTCTAGCAAGATTGACACCCATTGGCTCTCGTTCATAACCTCAAACTCTGTCTCACAGCTCGTTATACGCTTGATCCTAAAGGTTAGGGTATCAGGTGTCAGATTTTTATAGAACACCAAAAAACAGGGTATATTTAGGCGACTAGCGACTATGTTTGCAAGGGTTGTAGCCTTGTATTTCTGTCCTTTGTCATAACAAGTCTCTAATATAGCAAGTGGCTCGTAGCAATCAGGACAACATTCAATACTATCAATATCAATCATGGCAATACCCTCGTATTTTCTATGCCAATCGTTGTAGCTGCCATTACTAAATGCGTATGTCCATCTAGCCATAAGTTATCTATTTTTAATTATTAGTATCTCGTTATCTCTTTCTTCTATTATTCTCTCATAGTCTAGCAACTGATTGGATAGTTTTTCTATGTGCTTTTTATGTCGTTTGATTTCTTGCCTACATTTCTTTAGCTCATCAGGACAACCTATCTCATCAAACATTTTATCGTTTGTCATTTAGTACCTCAATCTTTTTAACAACTGATCTTGGATATGTAGTAGTGTTGCCAACTGTTAATGTTCCATCATCATCAAAACTATGTGATGCAAAAATTATAAGTCTCTTCTGATCTTTATATAATAAATAACCTGTGTCCTCACACCAAGAATACACTTGATCCTTTGCTTTATCTAAACTCATCCATTCTGAATTAGATACAATGTCCTGCCAATAAATTCTTACTCGTTTGTATTTAAACTTATTTACTTTCTTCATAGGTCCACCACGCATTATATAAATCTTGCAAAGATACTTTGCCTTTAGTTACTTCTAATATCTTCTTAACCATTTTTGGTTTAGGGAATCTTTTTTCTTTAGACTCCAAACAATATCTCTGCGAGTTAGTCGCTGGATTTATAGATCTGATACCTAACATAGTACCAAAAGTATAATGTGATATACCTTGTTTCTTACGCCATTCTGCTAATGTCATTATTCTCCTATTTGTTATACTAATAGGTTGTATATATAGTATATAAAAGGTTTGACAAGAAGTTATTTTACCTGTATCTATGTGGAAAACGAAAGGGAAAAAAACAAATGAAAGAATACTTTAAAAACTTTAATGGTGGTCAAGGGTTAGACCATTGGTCTCCATCTTCAAGCCAAAACTTTACCAGGTTTGTACTTAACTATTCTCTACCACAAGAGATAAGAAGAACATTTAAAATTAGATACAAAGCACCATTTGGTAATCTTGTAAACAACACAGCTCAAAGATTAACCTGTGAAGTTTTATATCAAGGCGACAAGAAGATTACATTAGAAAACAAAAATTATGACGAGATATTTCAACAAGAGTTAGACGCAATAGATAAAAATAGTCCACCAATAGATGATAAAGATAAACTAGCAAGAGAGATGATGATTAGTTACGCACATCCAACTATTGAGAACATGAAGAAAGCTGTCAAAGAAATATTTGGTAATGAAAAGTTAGTGGCAGAAAGATATGTGTCTAGCAAAAGTGATGACATGGTCAATGATATTATAGGTCGTATAGATTATGAAAGTAATGACAAGATAGGTGAAGCAAAAACAAAACCTGTTAGCATTAAAAAGCGTAGAGGTAAGGATGAATACTACATGGCAACAACGCAGCTACCAAATGATCCTGATCCTATGCACATTAGTCAGTTAAGTTTCTATTATCATTGCACCAATAGAAAACCTTTTTTGTTTTATGTAAATGAAAATGAGTACAGAATCTTTGATGACACTCACGATATGTTAAGACCTGATTATTTAAAAGAACAATACAATCTTATGGCACAAAGATTAAAGTCATGGGAAGAACTAATTATATTCTGTAAAGGTGATATACAAAAGCTATCATCCTTTGCTGAACCACCAGAATTAAATCACCCTTTTTATTATAGGGATTTAATAGACGACCAAAAAAAACAAATCAAACAACTATGGGGATTAGACACATGAAACTAAACATATATCAAAAACTACATAAGGCAGCTTGTGAAGCTGGAGGTGTGGCAAAAGGAAAAAAAGTTCCTGGTATGCACTTCAATCCATTACAACATGACGAGGTACAAAAGGTTGCAATGGAAGCATTACTAAACAATGGGTTATATCCTGTTTGTACTTACACTAACTATGTTAAAGAAAATTTTATCATGGTTACTTGTTCAATGAAGATACATGACATTGAAGATCCAACAAGTCATGTAGATATTGAGGGGTGTAGTGCAATGGGAAACCTAGATAAGTTTGGTACAGGTAATGGTATGTCTTATGCCAAGAAGTATGCTTTCTTAAATGCACTAAATCTAAAGACAGGTTTAGACAATGATGATGGCTACAAGGCTAGTCCTTTCTCTACTCGAACAAACAATGTTAAACAAAGCACTAGAGAGAGTGGAGCAAAACCTTTTAACAATATTCCACAAGCAAGTGGTACAGAGCATGACAACAATCATGATGCAGTAGCAATAAATAATATCGAGAACGATATTAAAAATGCAGCAAGTATTTATGAGTTAAGAAAACTTAGAAGTTATAAATACAAAGATGCTTTTAATCTTGCTATGAAGAAACACCTTAGAGTTTATAGACAATTAGATGATCTATATAAGACTAGGGAAACAACACTAAACACACAAGGAGTGATATAATATGAGTGATAAGATATATATAAAACTTACGCACAATGCCGACAAACAAGCAGGAGATAATCGACCATCTTTTGTTGCACCAATAAATCCAAAATCACCAGAGGGTAAGACCTGGAGAATAGGTGTAAAGATTGGAGAGAATTGGTACAACCAAGCAGGATTTGATGATCTTGACGAACAAGGTAATCCCACAGGAATTATCAATGTTGTCTTGACACCATCAAATACTGGTTCATCTGCTGGAAAGCCGAGAGGACCCCAGCAATCTTTTGCACCAAACAAGTTTGCAAAAGGTCAAGGATCAGGATATAACAAACCTAACTACAATTATTAATTGTAGTTGAATGGTGTGGTGGAAGTTTTTTTGAGTAGCGAATCATATTACCTCTTTCCCTTTCTGGTAATGCTCCCTCTTATTTGTTTTCTTCTGCCATACCTTTAAAACAATATGAAAATTACAGAACTTACAAACGAGATTAAGAAAAAGATAATCCAAGATCGAGAGAAAGATTATGGAGATTATCAATACAATTTTACTATACTTGCAGAGCTATTTACTTTAATATTAGCACCCAATTTAAAAAAAAAACTAAAGCCATATCAGGTAGCACATATCATGATGACACTTAAATTATTCAGAGCTACAAGAGGATTTAAAGCTGATAATTATACTGATTTATCTATCTATAATGACATGGCATCCAATCTACACAAAAAAGATATAGACAAAAATGATAAAAACAGATAAATATTTGAGAATTAAATCTGGCGAAGCTAATTTTCAGTTAGTTGAAAGATTTGATGATGTAAAGAAAGCTGCCGACCCCAACGCACAAGGGGAAGTTGTAGAATGTAAAGTCGAGAATATTAAATTAGACTTTACCAAAGTAACAAAGGAGAAAGATGGAAGAGTTAAAAACTCGCCTTCAAAAGTACAGGGATCTTCAAGCGAAGAAACACGAGAAGTTCCTGGAAGCAAAGAGACAAGTAAGTAAATATCAGAAAGATTCTTACAGATTGTTTTGGAAAATTGAGAAGGCAAAAGAACTTTTAATGACAACTAGATAGTCATTAGAATTACTGCTGAAAAAAAACAAACAAATCTGTAGGGGATCTATGACTTTAATTAAACAAGAATTTCAAAAACATATTAAAAAAATAAACAACAACGACTTCATTTACAAACACAAGAT